TCGCAGGCTGAATTCACGACGCCCAGGCTTGCGACGATCAGCAGTTACGACGCATCGAACCATGCGGTCAAGGTCATCGTCCAGCCGGTCGATCCGGAACTGGGCGAGCAGGAGTCTAACTGGATGCCGCTCGGTACAATCGGGATCGGTAACGGATGGGGTGTTGCGGTCGGCCCGCAGATCAACGATCAGGTGCTTGTCGTCTACGAAAACGGGGACTTCAGCAGCGGAACCATCGTCGCACGCGTGTTTTCGGTGGCGCAGCAGGCTATTGCGGTACCTTCTGGCGAGATTTGGGCGGTGCATCAGCAGGGGCAGTTCCTGAAACTGACCAACGACGGGAAGGTCACGCTCAACGACAAAGCTGGTTCCACAGTCGTCATGAATGGCGATGGTACGGGCACGGCGACATTTGCCAGCGGACTGACGATCGACGCCAACACGACCATCAACGGGACGCTGACGGTGACGGAAACGATCACTGGTGAGGCTGGCATCACGATCACCGGTACGAATCCTAGCGGCAACGCCTCGAACATCACCGGCACTTTCAATATCAACGGCAACATCGCTTCGACGGGATCGATCACAAACAACGGTCACCGCGTCGACAGCACTCACCAGCACGTCAACTCTGGCGGCTCTGGACTCGGCGGCGTACCGCAATGACCATCGATTGCTTTCACTATTTCGGAAACGATTTGTCCGTCTCTGCCTCGGGCGACCTATTGCTTGCCGATCAGCCAACAACCGGCACGCAGCGCGTCTATCGGCGCCTGCTGACCAATCCTCAGCTCTCAGACGCGAGCGGCAATCCAGTCGCGTCAGCCGACTACACCTGGCATCCGACCTATGGGGCTGGCGTGCCGCGCAAGGTCGGCTCACCCGGGAACGTCCCAGCGACCCGCGCACTGATCAAAGGCCAGATGCTGCTTGAATCTGCGGTTGCTGCTCAACCCGCTCCAGTCATCACCCTGACGCAAACGAATAACGCGGTCAGCGCAGTGATCCAGTACACGGACGCCAATACGGCGACGCCGCAGTTTGTGAGCTTCGATACGAGTCAGGAACCATAAGTGGCGAATCTCAATACACAATCGTTCGGCTCGATCATTTCGAACTGGGCGACGGCAGTGCAAGGTGCTGCGTCGTCATTGGTCGACTTCAGCGTAGGGTCGATACTGCTTGCTCTCGGCGAAGCCATGGGAGGCGTCGCGCTCTGGCTGCAAGGGCTGATTCTTCAGGTCGCAGCGCTCACGCGTGCGGCGACGTCAAGCGAAACGGATCTCGATTCGTGGTTTGCGCAGTTCGGATTCTCGCGCCTACCCGCAGTTGCTGCCACAACGCAAGAGACGTTTGGACGGTTCACGCCGACGAATGCAGCATTGGTCCCGGTCGGTGCCAACGTTACATCGTCCGATGGCTCAGTGATATTCACGACCATCGTAGACACCACGAATACCGCATACAGCGCGGCTCAAGGTGGCTATGTCATCCCCGCTGGTCAGGCGAGTGTCAATGCGACAGTCCAATGTACGGTCGCCGGCACTATCGGCAATGTCGTTGCCGGCGCACTGAACACACTAGGAACTGCGATCCCGGGCATCGATTTCGTATCGAACGGTTCGACGGTCCAGAACGGCGTCGCCGCCGAAACTGATACTGCCGCGCGCGCGCGTTTCGTGCTGTTTATCGCAAGCCTCGAAGCCGCCACCCTTCTCGCGGTGATGAATGCCATCGAGAGCGTGCAGCAAGACATGACCGGCATCATTGCTGAGAACCAGCAGTACAACGGTCAGGCACAAAACGGGTACTTCACGGTCGTTGCTAACGACGGCAGCGGTAATCTGAATTCGACCGAACAGACCAACGTCGAGAATGTCGTCGAGGCAGTTCGCCCGCTGTGTTCGACGTACAGCGTACATGCGCCCGTGCCGGAAACAACCACCGTCTCTATGAGCGTGACGCCCGCCTCGTTGGCGTCGGCAGTTCAGGCCGCACTAATCGCCTACATCAACGGCATAGAAACCACTGCGAGCGGCGCAACGCTGCCGTACACGAGTCTTTCCGCCCAAGCCTATGGCGTGACAGGCGTGACGAACGTCGCGGCGGGGTTTCTGCTGAATGGCGGTACCGCTGACGTATCGATTCCCTATACGCAAGTCTTTAGTGCAACAACTGGCAGCGTGACGGTGACCTGATATGACGGGAGATCAAGGCGATATCGAATCACGCATCGAGACTTACCTCCCGCGGGGCTGGTTTGGCGATCTCACGCAGGCCCCGATCATTGGCGGCCTGATTGCCGGGATGGCCTCTGTTTTCGCGGTGATGTACCTGCTGATCATGTTTTTCTGGGCGCAGACGCGTCTGGATACATCAAGCGGTGGCTGGATCGATATCTGGGCGTATGACTTTCTCGGCAATAGTCTGCCGCGCAAGCCTAACGAGTCCGACGCGAGTTATATCGCGCGCATCAAGATTGCGATCTTTCAGCCCAAGGCCACGCGTCCAGCGATGTTCCAGACGCTGACGCAGTTGACGGGTCGGGCGCCAATCATTTTCGAGCCGGCGCGACCATTCGACACCGGATGCATGGGCGCAAATACCGGCGTCGCGAGTTTCTGCGGCGTATCTCGTATGGGCTCAATTGCCGCGCCGTTCACATGCCTGATTACTGCGTTCCGGCCTCTCGTTAGCGGAGGGTCTGCGGGCGCCGCGTACTGCAATGCGGCAGTCTGGTCTGCGTTGGCCACGCCGCTTTCGCACGGATACACGGGCTCTCTTTCCCAGGAGACCACCGCTGCGTCTGACGCCGACATCTTTGCGGCAATCAACGCATGCCGCCCGATCGCGACAAACATCGGCGTCGCAATCTCGAACTAATCGCAACACCAATCCATTGAAGGGCCGCCACTGCGCGGCCCTTTTCATTTGTCCGGAGCATTCATGCGTCGAATCGAAACGTACGTGGGCCAACAGGTGTACGAGTGGGCGTTCTCCGCTCAGGCCCAGTACACCATGACGGGCATTGCCAAGGTATGCTCTGCACTCTTTGGCGTTGGCGGCACGGTGAACGGTCTTGCCTGTACGCCGACTGGCCCTGCTACGATGGCCGTTCAACTCGGTGCGGGTGAGGTGTACCAGATTGAGCCGCTCGAGGCGACCGCTTGCGGCACGCTCCCCCAAAACACCTCAAGCAGTATCCTCAAGCAGGGTATCCAGCTCGGCACGGTCACGACTGCAACATTCGCCGCCCCGACGACCAGCGGCCAGTCGATAGCATATTTGATCGAAACGCAGTACCAAGATTCGGACATCAGTCTGGATCCGACTACGGGCAATTCGCCGGTCGTGCTGCAGTTCTTCAATAGCACCAACCCGACTTCGCCCTGGTCCGGCCCGAACAACAGCGGATCGACGTCGAACACGTTCCGTGATGGCGTTGTTGCCTATCAGATCAAGGCGGGCACTGCGGCCACGACCGGCAGCCAGGTCACTCCGTCACCCGACACCGGCTGGATCGGTATCTGGGTCGTCACGGTGCCGTTTGGCGCCACGTCGCTGACCTCCAGCAACATCGCCCAATACACGGGCTCGCCGATCCTGCCTAACGGCATCCTGCAATCTATCCTGACGAGCAACCTGACGTACGGGGTCGACAACGGCAGCGCGAACACGTATCAGGCCACCTTCCCCATCCCGGTCGCGACGCTGACCGATGGAATGGACGTCTGGGTCAAGATCAAGACAGCCAACACAGGTGCATCGACCTTCACGCCGAACCCCGGTGTCGTCACCGCATCGCCCGTCATCGGCGCGGCACATTCAGCACTGCAAGGCGGCGAACTGATTGCCGGCGGTCGCGCAAACCTGATCTGGCGTCAGGACGTCACTTCGTGGGTACTCGTTGAATGCACGGGCGCTGCAATTCAAATCGCCCCCGCCACCGCATCCCAGCATGCCATGCAGCTTGGGCAGGCAACGGGGCGGTTGCTCAATGTCCAGATCTTCAACACGCCGGGAGCATTCACCTATACGCCGACGCCAGGCGCTACGACGGCCATTGCCGACATTCAGGGAGGCGGCGGACAAGGTGGTGGCAGTCCTGCAGCGACTTCGAGCACAGCCGGATTTGGAACCGCAGGACACTCGGGTAGCCGCGCAGTAATTCGATTTTCGCTGTCGGGTGTGACTTCGATTGCCGGGACTGTCGGTGCGGCCGGCAGTACTGCAGGAACCGGCGCCCCGGGCCAAACTGGCGGTACCAGTAGCCTGGGTACGCTAGCGTCATGCCCAGGCGGTCCCGGAGGCGGCCCACAGGGGCCGACCCCGGGACCGATCATAGCGGGCAATTCGACTACATTGCCAAATCCTACGATTGGTGCAGTACTTGAAACTATTCTTACCCAGCCGGGAAATGCCGGCATGGGCATTATCTGTATTAATTCAGGCGTTGCAATATCCGGGACAGGAGGCATATCGCCGGGTTATAGCGGCGGCATTGTCGGGAGTTCTGGCACCGGGACTGGCGCTAGCGGTTCGCAGTTTGGTCAAGGCGGCTCAGGGTCATTCACCGCATCGAGTGGCGCCGCACAGGTGGGGGGTGCGGGCGTCAAAGGCCAGATAGTCATTTACGAATACGCATGAGGACCATCGTGAAAACGTACGCGCGCATTGATTCGACATTCTCGCAACCTACGGTGATGGAAATCATCGGTCCCGCAACGGACGCAGAAGGCAACGAGGTTCCTATTAACGATCGGTTCACTGCGGAGTTTGTCGCGGATCTCGTCGACATCACGGCTGCGACGCCTCAGCCGGCGTGTTGGTGGACGGCCGTAGAAGCGAATGGCGCATGGTCCTTCGCACCACCGCAAGGAACGGCAATTTGAGCTCGCGATGATGCCCGATTGAGGTAGCCATTCTGCTAGTATGCGCTGACTAATTGGCCCTTCAATCGGACATCTCGCACCATGGAACAACAACCCGAGCATCATCAAGTAACGGCGACCCGCCACACCCTGTCGGCTGAGTGGCAGGAGATGCGAAAGAAGCTGGACTGGATGCATGCACCGGGCATGCGAGCATATGTCAATGAACTGGTTTCTAGCCGCCCCATCGAAGACGGCGGACACTGGGCGGCGTACGCTAGAAGAGAGCATATTCAGCCTCTTGCCAACAGCGCGGCGGGCAGCCCCACTCTGAGCATGCTATCGCTGGGTTCCGGCAGTGGTCATATCGAGGCGACGCTACTCGGCCAGCATGCGTGGCCTATATCCCGTTTAGTTGGGCTGGAATATGATTCGAGTCTGCGGACTCACGCGTCATCGCGATTTGGCCAGGACTTTCCACTGGTTTCGACAGAGTTCAAGGCGTTTGACTTTAATCACCCCGTGGAACTCGACGAGCAGTTCGATGTTGTGTTTTGTTGCCACGCAATTCACCACGCTACCGACCTCGAAGCATTCTTGCCAGCCGTCAATCGCTATTTGAAGGACGATGGGATTTTTGTCGGCATCGATTTCTTCGGGCCGACCAGATTCCAGATCGAGCATGATGTGCTGCCGATCATCATCGAGTTGTTCGATCTGTTGCCCCCTAGTTTCCGGCGCGATCTCCGGGACAATGAGGGGGCGATCACAGAAAGGTTTGAAGTTGGCACCATTAAGGAGGTGCGTGACGCCGACGTATCGGAATCTGTTAGAAGCTCCGATCTCCGAACGCTTCTGTTTTCGAATTTCCCGGTCGTAGACATGAAGCCAATGGGCGGCACGCTGCTGCGCTGGCTTCTTCAATATCGCGCCGGCAATTTTTTTGCGGACAACCCAGACCATGTAGCGATAGTGCGGCTGCTCCAAATCATTGAGCGTGAAATGATCGCGTCCAAGAAAATCCGCTCAGATGACCTGTTCTTTGTTCTTCGAAAGAGCAACCGACTGTAGACGATTCTTCGGCTAGAACCGGTACTTCACCATCACCACATCCGCCCCTTTCCAGATCGCCGGAGAGTGCTGCGCGTCGAACCGGGTGGGCATGAAATAGTGTTGATAGGCGACAGAGAATGGCCCGCGGCTGACCGACACGCCAACAACCTCGCCGAGTTGCCACGCGTGCGGCGTATCGGCGTGCAGGGTTTGCGGAGCCACGCTCGTATTGCCCTGCCAGCCGTAGATGGTCTCGTTCCAGTCGGGCCGGTAAGGGAACAGGCCGCCCTCGATGCCGAAGCGCCATTTTTGATACCGGAAGTACGGTTCGATCGTAAGCGCTACGCCTTGGGCGTTCCCGTTGCCGACGAAATTGGCGTTCGGTACAGCGTGCAGCACCGGATTTAGCTGATGGGTCTGGGTATTGTAATTAGAGTCGTCGGGCGTGCATTCGCACTGGCTCGATACGTGCCCGAGCGAAACATAGTCGATATGCCAGTCGATGCCCCACGATTCTCGGGTGTACAGCGGCCCAGTCAGGCCAAGCATCAGCACTGGTGCGCTTAGACCGAGATCGTGCTGCATGCCCTCTTGCCACCACGTGCCATCCGCCTGGTGTTCGTATCTCGACGCACCGGCACCGAGTTCTAGATGGACGTAGTCATCAATGCCATCGGCATGAGACACAGAAGCGCATCCCATAGTTGCGGCAACAGCTGCCGCACGCCAGCCACGGCCACGACTGACAGTGTTTCTCGCGGAGCGCTTCATGATTGACCTCCGATAATTGCTTTGACGAGCGGCGCGATGATCGCTTGTGCTTGTTCCGCCTCCAGTTGATCCAGGTACGCATCCGGAATCTCGCAACTCTGCATGTGCGCAGACCAGTCTGGCAGCGATTGCACGTAGTTGTATATCGGAATCACCGGCACATTGAGTTGCTGCCCGACGCTATCAATCGCAGCGACATATTCCGATTGGAGTGGGTTGCTCGCATCGCAAACCGGAGACGGTTCCTGCAAGACCGGCTGGATGCCGTTTGCCTGCGCATCCTCAACCCATGTGACGAGATCCGCCTGATATTCCTCGACTGTTTCGCCACCTAGGAAGTCATTGATTGAATGCGCCTGGACGGTGACCTTGGCGCCCGAGGCGATCATTCGCGCGGGTTCGCCTTGGCCCATCCCGTCCATGCCGGCGAGTTCGTTCTGCAGCGATGACGATGTTCCGCCTGATGACGAGTTCGCCACCGTCACGCCAGAGTCGTTGAGACTGGATTGCAGAAGGGATTGGAGCGCAGCCGGCTCGGTCGGCGAAGTCAGGGTCACCATGCCGAACTGGTTGATGACATCGCCAAATACCTGATCGTCGCCATAGAAGACGATGCCAATGGCTGGAGTTGATGCCATGGCTGACGGTGCTGCTGGCGTGGATCCGGCCAAAGGTGCAGATGCCGCGGGACTTGACGCGGGGGCCGGCGAGGATGCCGCTACTGGCGAACTGGCTAGCGTAGATGCCGGAATGACGGGCTTGACTACGTCTGTCGGGTTTGCGCCTGAACCGCCGCCGCACGCAGCAAGACATGCCGACAGCGCGGCTACTGCTGCGAGTCGCCAGCGGATGCCGACAGATCGATCGTAGCCCCTGCCTGCCGCATGCGAGCAAGGATTCGTTCGATAGCCTCGTCGCTCAATTCGAGCCTTGCCATGGCGAAGAAGAGCATGTACGCGCTGATCTGCCGCTTGTTTTCGTCCTTCCCATTTCTGGCTGTGTACCGGCGAAACGCGCGCCTGTCCGCAATTCCGAACAGATCGGCCATCTGGTTTCCGTCCATGCCGAGTGTTTTTTTCAGCGCCTCGATCTGTTCCGGTGTGGGTGGTTCGTAGTGCATCGGGAATTCCAAGCGCGCGAAAAATCGCACGAAAGCTGAGTTTCATGATCGTCCTTTCGGGATATCGGACCTCGCGGTGTGCGAGGTACCAGTACGGATAAGGTAGGCCCATCGGACCTATTTGTCAAGTAACAAATAACATAAGCCTCCCTCTCGGAGGCTTTTCTATTTCCAGTAACCAACAGGGCAGTACACATGAGCATGGAACTCATTGCGCAGATCGTCGGTGTCATCCTGGCGGCGTTTCTCACTTTCTCGGGCGCTCTGTTCTGGTGGATCGTGAACCGGGTGGGCTCTCTCGAGAAGGATCTGGCGAAGTACAAGACCTATGCCGAAGGGCACTTCGTCACCGAGGCTGATCTGACGCGATCCGTCAATCAACTCTCTGCCGATATCACACGCCTCATTGATTCGATCCGCGACCTATCTACAGAGATGCGAACGAGCTTCAGTGGACTGCAACAGCAGATTAATGGGAAGGCTGACAAGTGAGGTAGCCATGCAGTACTCGAAAAGCGGTCTCGCCCTGACGGAATCCTTCGAAGGCTGTCGTCTTGTTGCGTACCAGGATTCGGCCGGCATCTGGACGATCGGCTACGGCCACACGCTAGGCGTTGTTGAGGGCATGACCTGCACTCAGGCACAAGCCGAACAATGGCTGCTCGCTGATGTAGCGAACGCAGTTGCCGCGGTAAATCGCCTCGTCCATATCGCCATGTCGCAAGACGAGTTCGATGCTCTCGTCGACTTCACGTTCAATCTCGGCATCGGCAATTTCGCCGGTTCGACGCTGCTGAAGTTGCTCAACGCGCGCGATATTGAAGGCGCCGCGAACGAATTCGAAGAGTGGGATTTGGCTGGCGGTGTCGTGGTTGCTGGACTGCTGCGCCGCCGTCTCGCTGAACGCGCATTGTTCGTTACGCCAGACCCCGCCTGACTCCCGCATCCCCTCACCATAGCCCAGGCATACATGGCACTCACAACGACATCCGGCGTTGGGCAGTTCAGCTTTACCCTGAAGGCTGGCGCGGACACGACCATCGCCATGGCGTGGACCAATGACAACGGTGCGGCCATGAATCTGACTGGCTATAACTTTGTCTTGACGATCCGCGCTTTCGTCACGTCAACCGTAGCAGTTCTCACACTGAACAGTACGGCGCCGACAGCGGGCGGAAGTGAAATCCAGAATGGCGGAGCGGCGGGAACGATTGCCCTAGTCTTCGCTCATGCCGACACCATAGGCCTGACGCCTAGCGGCTTCGCGTCGGGTAACTCCCTGGCTGGCCTGCCCGTCTCATCCCTCGGCGTCTACGATTTGCAATATACGGACCCGTCCGGCAACGTTGGCTATCTGCTGGAAGGCACTGTGTCTCTTGACCCTTGTGTGACGCCATGAGTGCGCTAACCATCACCGTGAATGGATCCGCGCAAACGATCCAGCTCGGCACACTCAGCCCTGCTGTCAACCAACAGATCACGCAGGCGGTCACGAACTCGGCGGCTAGTGCTATTGCGGCGGCCAATTCAGCTACAGCAGCAGAAGAAGCTGCAGCGTCGATCAATCCGTCCGCGTATCTCTCAGCGACGCCCGGTTCAGTCGCCGCAAGCAATCTGGCAAGCGGTGCCGCAGCATCGAATGTTGGCGCGCTATCCGGCGACCTGACCGGCTCATTGCCGAATCCGACCGTCTCGAAAGTCGGTGGCCATGGCGTTGCACAGGTCATTGCTCAATCGGGCGTTGCCGCTTCGGTCACCAGTACGACTACCGAGACGACGCTTGCCACGATTACGATTCCGGCAAATGCCATGGGCGCATCGGGCCGGATTCGCGTCACGATGGGATGGTCCTCTGTCGCCACGGCAAGTCATACGCTGAGAGTGCGCCTGGCGGGTACCGCGATGATGATGATCGCGAGCGCCTCAGTCTCGTACGTCCTTCAGTGCGACATCGTTAGCCAGAACTCGCAGCAATCCCAGATAGCACTTCCGATCGGCGTCGTCAGCAGTGGAACATCTGCACCTGTCACATCTGCGGTCAATATGACTGCCGCACAGACTCTCACGATTACAGCCGCACCGGGAGCCACAACGGAGACGGTGACGCTTTACTGGTATTCGGTCGAAGTGCTGAATCCGTAGAACTCCAACTCAATCACACAAGCCGTCCTTCGGGGCGGCTTTTTTCGTTTACGTCCATGCAAATCGTAACGCATTTGATCGGGGTTGCTCAAGGCAAACACCCGCTAGGCACCGCTCGTTCTGGCCATTGGCCCACGGTCCGCAAGAATCACCTCGCGCTGCATCCGGTTTGCGAGGTTTGCGGCGGGTCGGAAAAGCTCGAGGTGCATCACATCCATCCTTTCCATCTGCATCCCGATCTCGAGCTTGATCCCAACAACCTCGCGACGTTGTGCGAAGCGAATAAGGATGGTGTCAATTGCCACCTTTTTGTGGGCCACCTGGGAAATTTCCGCAGTTTCAACACCGAAGTCCTGACCGATGCTGCGCACTGGTCGGACAAGATCAAGCGCCGGCCTTTGGCTGATACGGAGTAACTCATGAACAACGCACTCGTTAGCGCCGGCATCGGCGTTACGTCCGCTTCAGTGGCAGCCCTGATTCAGTGGCTATTCACCTCGTACGGCCATCCCGTTCCGGCTGAAGTCCTGCCGATCCTGACCGGCACGCTGATCTACCTCGGCCACACCGCGAAAGGATTGATCGACGCCAAGGCTCAGGCGGTAGAAGCACAGAAGTCTCCGGCAGCATGATCCGCATTGCGCTCCTCTGCCTGCTGCTCTCGGGTTGCGGAGTGATTGTGCTGCCAGTAGCAAATCAGATGACCAATCAGTTGTCCTGCTGCGAAGCCTACTGGCGCCTCAGCAACTCGACCAGCGGCAGCATCGAATTCCAAAAGAGCGTGACCACCTGGTCGATCGTCTCGAAATTCCACCACACGTTTTGACTGTAACAACCAATCCCATCAAGGAAACTGAAATGACTACCCTCACCGCATCGCAAGTTTTCACTCAACTCGCCGAACTCGCCGGCCAGGACGTGTTCCAGAACGTCCTTCCCATCGTCACATCGACCCTGGCTGACATCGAAGCCAATCCGCAAACGTGGGTGAACCCCGCCTCGGCCATCCTGAAGGGCAATGCGTTCCTCGTGAACATCATGGCCACGCTACCGACGATGGAATCGACTGCCGTTACCGGCGCCGCTCAACTGGTCGGCGCGATCATCACCGCAGTCAACGCGAAGCTCGTCGCTGCTGCTGGCACCATCACGCCCGCCTCGGTTGGCGCTGAAGTCGGCTCGGCTGTCACTGCGAGCTAAATCATGCGCACGGTCAAGATGCTGGCGGCCTTCTTGGCCGTTCTGACGTTCGCCGGTTGCGCGCAGCAACTGCTGCCGAAGAACCTGGATATGCAGGTCCACGACTGCCATGTGACGATTACGAGGGGAAATTGATATGTCTGCAATCGTTCTCCAGTTCGTCGAGGGGACCGGCCTGGGTTCGGGCATGATCCGCTGGTTCGGGCACGGCTCGTATTCGCACGTCGACGCGGTGCTCCCTGATGGGTCGCTGCTCGGCGCGCGGAGCGATGTCATTGACGGCATTCCTGCGGGCGTCCAGATCAGACCAGCCGATTACGTGGCAAAAGAAAAGGTCACGCGCATCTCTCTGCCGGCCACTCACGAACAGGCTCGAGAGTTTTACCAGTTCATGCACGATGAGATTGGCCGACCGTATAACAAGATCGGCATTCTCGCGTTTGTCGTCAATGCCAACTGGACTAGCATCGGCGCATGGTTCTGCTCGCAACTCGTGACGGCGAAACTCATGTCCTGCAAATGGCTGCGGCATCTGAGCGAGCCGGCGAACAAGGTTGACCCGGACGATCTTTTTCTTATTCTCAGCGCACTGGTCGAAGTTTGACAGGCTATCCGCTGTTTTGGGCGGTCACAGTCAATAAGCTGTACCGCCCACCCCTCATTCCTCGGGACGCCCTTCTAGCGTCTCCGACGCGTCATACGGGACAGTGGCAACCAGCCTCTGCGCCCACTCACATTCCCATTTCCCCGTCATCCGATTGTACTCGGGCCACGCGCTCCACCAATGCCATTCATAGTCGTCGTCCATGGCTAGATACTTCGCCCAGTAGGGCGCTTGGTCCCATGTCGGTTTGGTCATGCCGCTTCCTTGATATCGATTGATCCATCGCGCTCTTTTTTGGCCTTACGATATGCTTCATGTGCAGATTCTGGCGATGGGAAAGACCCAAGATACTTTTTCTTGCGATCTATCTTAATGTAGGCCTCCCATCTGGAATCGGCGATACGCTTAACTCCTGTGTATCCAGTTTTGTTCTTTTGCTTGCATTCAATCGTCAGCGTGCCACACGACCCAGCAACGGGTGCAATTAATTCATGGTTGACGAAATCTCCATGGAGAACCACGGCAGCGCGACAGTACGCATCGTACGCGAACTCCGCTGTCGGGAAGCACCCAAGATGCGTTCTTTTTCCATGCACCCGGATCGACGCCATCCACAGCTTTTGATTCTTGTTCCAACAAACGCCCTTATACCCGCTCGTATTTCTACTGTTGAGCGCGGTATTTCGCCCGTTTTCGGCAACGGTGCAAATTCTTAGGTTGTTCCGCTGATTGTTCCGTGGATTCCTGTCAATGTGATCGATCACCATTTTGTCTCCCCGACAGAGACCCATGATGCCTCTATGCATATATATCGTAATCTCTTTTCTGGGCACATCGGGATGCATTGCCCTTCTAGCCCCATAGCCATTCGAATCGGCATGCCATTTGTACCTGGAAAGCACTTCGTAGTCCTCATCGTCCACTAGTGCGAAGAGGCCTTTTGTCAAAGGCATTTGCTTCAATTTCTTGTCCCGAATGAAGGTTGGGGACTCAGGGGAATCTCGCGGGCGATAGCCGCGTAAGGTATGATGGCAGAAGCCATGTGGCCCGGATCTCCTGAGGATCGGTTGCGTGGTCAGGGGCATTTGAGCGTTGACGCGCTCTTATGCCCCGCCTTCATTCTACTGTATAAAAGTACAGTTGCACAAGATTTAGGCGGTTATTGATTCGCCCGCACAGCATCGCGGACGTGGTTGGGCTTGGGCTTGTCGGCTGGGGCAGTGTTGTTGGTGCACCAGAGATCAAGATATTCGCCCGTTGCCACGGCAGGCGTGAATCCCTCAAGCACAAATCCCCATAGCCTGGTCATGAAGTCATCATGCAGAGCGTCAGCCTCCTCGGTTGATTTGATAACCGGGTAGTCTGGATTAAGCAGCGCGCGTTCAATTGCTGACTTCATCTCGGCGGCGAATTCGTCTTCGTCCATCAATTCTCCCCTGCCCGCACTAGCGGCGCGTCCACCTTACCCATCCACCCAAGCGGTTCCTGAAACAACCCTTCGCCATATGCATGAATGCAATCTGCATTGTCGCAAGCGCACCACCAGTCCCATTCACTCGCCTCTGGACGTTGATCGACCAGATCAGCGTTCGCGTTATAGGTGCTAACTGGGGAGCCGCAGGCGGCGCAAATGTCATGACCGCAGCATTCAGTATGTCGGTCTGATCGGGCCAGCGCGATCAATGGATTGGTATTCACACTCCCTCCTTTTGCCCATCACTCGGTGCCCCGTCATCAACCCGCACCCTCGGAAGCCCCATTCTCGACCGCTCATCCAGCATTAGAACCCGAAAATTCTCAAGCGCTACCAGCCGGCCCAGACCCTCTGCGTTCCAGCATTTGTGGATAACCTCCCGGTAGTAGTCGGCCTCTGCCACCAATGCACGTAACCGGATGACTTCGAGCACTGTTCGCCGCGTTAGATCGTCATCCGATGTGCGGTAAAGCTCGCGCAGGTTTTCGGTGCTGGGACTGGCGAAGTCGGGGAGTTGGTGGCGGGGCATGGCATGTGCAAATGACTGTATGTTTGTACAGTTTAGCATCGCCCGGCGCACCATCAAATCGTGGGAATGACGTTGTAAAAACACAATGAAATCAATGGTCAGTTTACGACTATCGTTCCCATTTTCACAGATCGAACCCTTGCAGAATATGGCTTGATGCATAGGATTGTGATTCCTGTTGTCGTGGGTTCGAGCCCCATCAGCCACCCCAATCCCCATAAGCTTCTCAAGACATCCTACTGTGTAAACTCACAGTAGATAATTCCCAGAAAATTCCCAATTTGGGAATCCTCCGTTAAAGCCCCCGTCTCTTCACGATCTTGCTGCGGTCATAAACTCGCGCCGTTGTCGCTGGGTTCGCGTGCATATCCGGCAGTGCTCCGCGTTCCTGTTTATGCTGCGTCACGTAGTATGCGCGCAGGTCGTGAAATGTGAATCGACGGACTAGCTTCTTTAGCCTCAGCGCCTCGTTCATCAACTTCCCCCACATCGCCTTGAAGCCTGACTGGGTGTAGTGCGTCCCTGAACGGTTCGGGAAAACATACAGACCGCCTTTCTCGATTCCCTTGAGTCGACCCAGCAATCCCCGAATCCTCGGCGTCATCTCGATATGCTCGATGACTTCGCCGCGCTTCTTGCCCCGCTGCTTCGCGCGCTTGACGCGGATCACGCCGATCGCCTCATCTACCTGTGGCCAAGACAGGTCCAGAAACTCCACCTTGCGGTTGCCGGCGAGCGCCGCATACTCTGCTGCCATCCCGATCACCGCCCGCTGGCCGCCCTGTTGAGAAAGCCAGGTAGCGAACGCCGCGAAGTCTTCCGGCTCCGGCGCTTCCGTTCGTGGCTGCTCCTCGTTTCGCTTCACTTCGCGGCAGGGGTTGTGCTTCGCCTCGCCCCGCTCGATGGCAAGCCCGATCAGATTGGACAGCAACGCCATCTCCCGGTTGGCACGCACCGGCGCGGACGCCCGCTCTTTGCGCAGGTAGGTCGCCACATCGGTAGCGTCAATGTCCGCCGCGCGCGAGTCGCCAAAAATCTCGAGCAATGGCCCGCTACACTGCACGTAGTCGGTTCGCGTATAGGCGGAGTACCGTTTCCATCCGGGCGTTTCCTGAAACTGTTCCCACAGGCGCTTGACCGTTCCTATATCACCACCCGCACCAGTCAGGTCGAGAACCTTTTTGACCGCGGCAATCTTGTCCGAGCCAAGGTTGACTGGCTTCCCGTCCATCGGATGGTAGCGATAGGTGAAGCCCTTTTTCGTCTGACGGGCCTCCATGCGCGGAAGCAGTCCATCGCGCGGCGTGCGTTTCATGCTGCATTTTTCCACTTGGGTGTTGTTCTACGGGCATTCTCTTCTGGCCGACGGTTGACCTGCTCCCATGTAAGCATTGGATGTCCGTCGGCGCGGCGGGGGGCATCTATCCCTAATGCCCTCTTGATCCATCGGGATTGTGCTGCCCCTTGTTTTAGACCTCCTGTGAGCGCTATCAGGTCTTCATTGGTTAGAATATGCATCATGATCACCGTTAGTATGGGCGCATACGTGACCCCACGATGCTCCTGTAGAGATCCAATAGATGTTGGTCCGCGAGACTTCAAACTGTTTCGCTATCTCGGCCTTGTCTATCCCCGAAGCCAATAGCGATTTAATGGCCCTCACGTCCGATTCTGACAGTTTTGCATTTGAATTTTTATTGCCGATCTGCGCCGTCCCATGAGTAATCTTGTCAGCTATATTGTCGACATGGAGGCTGTGCCGGAGATTAAGCAACGCGTTATTGGCCCGGTCTCCATCGTTATGCGCAACCTCATGATCGTCTGGAACCGGCCCTAGAAATGCCACCGCTACAACTCTGTGAAGCCTGAATACTTTCTTCACCCCATCTTTGCACAAATTGACCTGACGATATCCCTTGGCCGTTACTATTGGTTTCAGGATTTTTTCTGGTATGCGCCTAGTCGATCCATGGCATGATCCGATGGCTCTCGCCAGAGATCTTACCCGGCCGAAATCGCTTACTTCGTATATACCTTCATACCCGATTACAGGAAGCCACACTTCATTTGTCGTGGTAGACATCAAAACTCCAAAATCACGTTTAGTAACCCGAATTATATTCGCGCATAATGCTGTCCATTGCCCTTCGACTCGCTGATTTCGAGGATGACTGTTTCGCCGAAGAGGTCGATTACTTCGCGGCGTTCCATGGTTAGGCCTCCGCATGCGCGTCCAATGCATCAAGTGCTGCGTACATGTCCCATTTCTGCGACCAATCGGGCGGATCGTAGTCCTTAATCTCATCGTTCCAATCGCCATTGAACGGGTCTTCGCAGACAGACGTCCAACGGAATCCGATGGCGGGGCAGCCCAGAGGTGACTCGAATATCTCCGCGATACGTGGCCAGTGATTGGCGCGCTCTGGGTCGACCGGAAAGGCGCGCAGGAATTCCCTGATATCCGCTGCCGCGCGCGCGTAGTTGGCCTGCGTCACGATCACATGGTCGTATGTCATGGCGAGGACCGCGCGCAATGGCTTGGGAATGTCCATGCGCTTCCAGAGCGGCCACAGTTCCTCGGTACGGAACATGTATTCAGTATCCGGATAGCGGCTGAACCCACTGCTAACATACCTGGTGAACATCTTTCCCCATACGACCGGCGCGCTGCCGTGTCCGTTGCGGAGTTCGGCGATTTCTTCGTGGCGCTCACCAGGCCAAACTGCATAAACGTCTGTCGCGCTCATCGCTGCTCCTCAGTTGTTTGTCCCATCA